ACTTATGCATACTTTGCACCAATAACTAATGCTGGTCAAATAGCATATCCATATATCACTAATGCACATTATAACGAAACTGATTCATTTAACTATGATATCTTAGTTGATCAATCAGACAAACGTATCAATAGTGGTCTGTATAAGAGAAATGTCACACATTTGGGATTGAATGACCCCTCTAGAGAATATCCGTTCTTAGCAGACCCATTAGAGTCAAAAACAAGAATTGATGTTGATCATGTTAAAAGTGCAAGAATTGATTCCATTACTGTAGAGAATGCTGGTAAAGACTATAAAGTTGGACAACAGGTAAATCTTAGTGATGACTCAATAGATGCAGAGATTGGAGAGATTACTGGTAAACCCATTCAGTCTATTACAACTACTGAAGTAGAACTTGAAAATACAATCTTTAGCGTTAAGGATAATGTTATTACCGGAATTACTACAATCCCACATGGTTTCTTAGATACTGATACCATTGAGATTTCTGGTATTTCCTCTTCAAGTTATAAGAATATTGAGGGATTTAGAGTAGTTGGAGTTTCTACTGTAATTACAACACTCTCACTTGCTATGCCTGTTGTAGCAACTAGTGGAATTACAACTACCATTAGTTTGGCAGATAGTACAATCACCAGAAAATTTGATAAAGGTGATATTATTCAGATTGGTGATGAGCAAATGCTTATTGCTGATATTGACGACATAAACAACAAATATAAGGTTACTAGAGAATTTAATGGCACTACATCTAGTGCTCATAACGTAGATGTTCTTGTAACTAAACAACCTATTGAGTTTACTTTTGATGTAAACTCTAAATTAGAGAATAAAAATGTTGAGTTTGCATATAAACAAAACTTCGGTGTTACTGCTGTTGGTGTAGGTGCTAGTGCTACACACGTTCCAATTGGTAGTGCAGGAGATAAAGTTATTAGAGTTGCTATTCCAGAAAAATCAATTTATCTTCCTGGACATAAATTTAAGACTGGTGATCAGTTGAGTCTTGTTTCTGTTGGTGGAACAATTAAAGCATCCGCTACTTCTTCTCTGAATAATATATTTGATCTTGCTAATGTTGATCTATTTGCTGTAAGAGTTGGAACTAATCTTCTTGGAATTGCGACATCTAAAGCATTTGCAGGTATTTCATCATCCGTATTCTTTGTTGGTAGTGGATTAGAGGGTAAAGATCATACTCTTTCACAGGTTAAAGATAATATTACTGGTGTCGTCAAGAAAGTTTCTGCTCAAGTTGTCCTTGATTCCAATCACAGCATGAAGGTTGGTGATGAAGTTAAATTAGACGTTACTAGCAGCAGAACACAGAGATTTGCATTCAAGTATAATGATTATCTGAAGAAACTTGTTGTTAATCCAAAAACGTTTGTTGGTACTGCAGTTTCAACCACTACGAATGAAATTACTATTCCAGATCATGGATTAGAAACCGGTGATATTGTTGCTTATACAAACGCTGTTGGTGTAGCAACTCCTCTCCAAGATAATCGTGAGTATTATGTAATTAAACTTACTGATGATAAGATCAAACTGGCAGATTCCATGTACGCTGCTACATTATCTCCATATGAACAAATTAATATCACTGATCAAGGAAGTGGAACACATGAAATCTCACTTCTGAATCCAAAATTAGAAGTAACTAATGGTGGAAATGTTTCTATCGCAGTCTCCGATAGTAGTCTCTCTGGATATGATATTAATTTCTATACAGATGATAAATTTGATGGAAGATATGAATCTACATTAATCAGTAAAACTGGAACCATAGGTGATGAAGATGTTGCGACTGTAATTGACATCCAAGTTGGCACAGATCTCCCCAAGAATCTGTTTTACAGAATCGAAGGAAATGATGTCAAATATACAGAAACATATCCCTCATCGGTAAATGAATTTGTTAATGATTATTCTAATATTGTTGTAGTTGATTCTAAGTATAATCAATCTTACAGACTTACATCAGTTGGTTCTACTACCTTTGATTTTACTCTAGTTGGTGCTGCGGAAACAACATCATACACATCTACTGGATTTAGTAAAGCAGTTTATTCCACAACTTCCAAAAATGATTTTGGTGGCATTCACTCTGTTGATATTGTAAATGCTGGAGTGAATATCCGAAATCTACCAGTTGTAACATCTATTGGATCAACAACAGGAACAAATGCGATTCTGAATGTTAATGGTTCTGAAATTGGAGAAATCAGAGACACTACAGTTGTAGATACTGGAATTGAGTTTTTAGAAGATTTAACTCTTACACCAAAAGTAGATACAAGTGTTATTCTGCAATTAAAAAATACTCTAGTATTAGAATCGATTGGTATTTCTACATCAGGTGTTAATTACACCACACCACCAACAATAGTTGCGATTGGTAATACTAATATTAGTGCTAGAGCAACTCTTCAGGGTAGTTCAGTATTTAATGTTGATATTATTTCTGGTGACAGTAATTTAAATGATAATCTGAGAATTATCGCAACCAATAATTCTAATGGTGTTCGTATTATTGGTGCCACATCCAATAGTAAATTAAATGAACTCAAATTAAGAGCACCTGTTACTGGATTTACTGAATTCCCATTTGCAGTAAATGATAAGATTTTTGTCGAAAACGTTCAGATTACTGATGTTGCAGACGGATATAATTCCAGTGATTATGATTATCAGTTCTTTACTGTAACTGCTATAAACACAACTGGTGGTGCTGAAAGTATTACTTATTCAATTGCTGGTTTAGGTGTAACTGGTGGTACATATAACACTGCTCAGAATGCTTCATTTGGTAGAGTCATTAAGGCAACCGACCTAGCGACATTTGAACCAGTACTTAAAGAAATTAAGTTTACAGATAAGGAACCAATAACTCTGGATTCTGATGCAAGTGTATCTGGCACTGTTGCAAGAAATGGTTGGAATTCTGATACTAAACTATTAAAACTTACCAATGTTAAGGGAGAGTTCCAAAAAGACAGTATTATTCGTGGTAGTGTAGGTAACTTTAAATCAACCGTCGCCAATATCACCGAATTTGATTTTGATGCTAAAGTTGGAAGTATGTCTCAAGATTATGGTATATGGCAAGATGATATTGGTAAATTAAACTTTGACCTCCAGAGACTTCATGATAATGATTATTACCAGAGGTTCTCTTATGCAATTCGTGGTGAAGTTGCACTTGAGACATGGAAAGAAGCAGTTGATAGTCTAGATCATACTGCTGGATTTAAGAATTTCTCCGATTATGAAATTATTACTTATCCTGCAGCTCCATTGGGATCAGGAGAAACTGATACAGATATTGATCTTAAGGTAGAACTGAATAGTAACGCATCAGTTCACTGTAGATTGTACTATGACACTGCTTCTGAAGATACAGATTCTAGTAGATTATCTAAGATTATTATATTTGATAATAAAGTAATCACTGACTATAACGAGTCAAGAACCAATAAGGTTCTGATGATTGATGACATCAGTCCACAATTTACTGGTGTTGGCAATTCCAGTGGTCAACTTGTTGGTCTGAGCACTTTCAGAATATTTAATGATAGTGATACTCTCCTGTATCATACTGTCAATCCAGTATCAGGAATCAATACTGGTAATGGTCTCAAAATGGGTGTTGTTACAATCAAAGATCATAACTTTAATACTGGCGAAAAACTGACTTATGATCCTACAAACAACGGTGAAGCAAATAATAATGGAACTCGTCTAGGAATTGTAACTACTTCATCTGGTGGAATTGGTCTTGCCGCAACAGATCTACTTCCAACTGAAGTATTTGCAATTAAAATTGATGATGATACCTTTAATGTTGCTGTAGGTAGGTCTGAAGCAGAAGCAGGTATTGGTGTTACTTTTGTTAACGCAGTTGGTGTTGGTACTACTCATAGTTTTGCCGCTGATAGCGATATAGCAAACACTAGAGCGATCATTACTATTGATAATGTCATACAGAGTCCTATTGCAAGAAAAGACGTTACTGTTGGACTTACAACTGCGGTTGGAATTGGTTCTACTCAAATTACTGTAAATGATGTATCTAATATCCAAGGTAGCACTCTGATTAAAATTAACAAGGAGTTACTTAAAGTAACGCAGGTTGGTGTCGGAGCTACTAATGTTCTTAACGTTATTCGTGGACAACTAGGCACAGTTGCTGCTGCACATACTGAAAGTTCCTCTACAAATGTCATGTCAGGTGACTATAGAATACATCATGGAAAACTTCATTTTACTGATCCACCATATGGACCTGCAGGTATCGGTTCATTAACAACAAACTCTACTTTCTCTGGTAGAGTTTTCTATAGACTAGACTACACAAAGAATCTTATTATGGATGATATCTCTGAGGAATTTGGAGACAGAATTGGTAACAGTTTTAAAACTGAATTCCCCATCAAGAGTAATGGTGTCCAAGCATCTGGAATTAATACCAATTTCGGTGCTGTTCTCATCAACAATGTTTTCCAAAAACCATTCTATGGTGATGTTGGTTCTCTTCTTACGTCTGATTATAGAGTCATTGGAACTGGAGAAACTATTAGTTTCACTGGAACTACAAGAGAGGATTTACCAAGAGGTGGAATTATCAATGAATTTGCAGTTGGTGTTGGTAGTAACTATCAAGTACCTAGACAAGCAATTGGTGTTGCTATCGTAAATGGTTCTGGTGTAATTACTAATGTTAATATTGGTGGAACTGATGGAGGAGGTGCTGGTTATCTATTCCCACCAAATGTATCAATTGCAGATACTTTTGGAAATGGTACAGGTGCTGCTGTCACTGCAACTATTGGTGCTGGTGGAACAATTACTGGATTCACAGTTGACAATGGTGGAACTAATTATACTCAGGTAGGTGCTACTGTCTTTGTTGATGCACCCTTACCATACAAGAATCTGAGCATGACTGGTGGAAGTGGTGTTGGTGCCAAGATGGATGTTGTTGTTGGCACTGGTGGTAGTATTGTTGACTTTAAGATAGCAGATCGTGGAATTGGATATAAAGTTGATGATGTCCTTACGTTACAAGGTCTGCCATTTAATCCAGTTGGTGTTGGATCTACTGCATTCCAAATCACTGTTCGTAATAAGTATCAGAATAAGTTTGCCGGTTGGGCATTTGGTCAACTACTTGAGTTGGATGACTTTAGTAATCAATTTAATGGGTCAAGAACGTCTTTCCTTATTACCAGAACCATCACTGAAACAGAATACTATAGTATTGTTGCACAGGAAGGATCTGGAATTGTTCTTGCCAATAACTTATTGATTTTCTTAAATGATGTCTTACAAAAACCTGGACTTGACTATGAGTTCAATGGTGGTACAAGAATCACATTCAAGGAAGCACCAAAGGCAGGAAGTAATTTTAGAATGTACTTATATGTTGCATCTAGAGATGATTATGTTTCTATTGATGTTGATGAGACAATTAAACCGGGTGATAAACTGAGACTACAAACTCAGAGCAATGTTCCTTCACAAGATCAGAGAGTTATCTATGAATTAATCGCTTCTGATACTGTTGAGACTGAAACTTATTCTGGAGTTGGTATTAATAGCGATCCCAACTTTAAGAGACCTGTCGAATGGTGTAAGCAAACTTCTGATATTATTATTGATGGAGAGATTATTTCTAAAGAAAGAAATTACCTGGAACCAAAATATAATCCATCAACTAATATCATTGCTTCTATTGGTTCTACGGATACCAAGTTCTATGTCAACAATTCTTGGAACTTCAGTAGAGTTGATGATCTTGGTCAAACATTAAATGATGTCAGAATTGTTGGTCTTGGAACTACTGCTGTTGTAGAAAAATTTGAGAAAGTGACATATGGTGGTGATTATGGAATCATTACTGGTATTGGTGGTAGTGCAACTGGTATTAATACCACAACACCAATGCTTGAGTTCGTTTTAAGACCTGATCCTGCAATTTATGATCCTTCTCCAAATAACAGACAAATCTCAAGATCTGGCATTACAACTGGAGATTTATTTGTAATTAGGAACACACTTATTGGTTCTGGAGTTACATCCATCGATAATCATGTAGATAATGTTATTTGCACAAGTCCTAATTTCATTGACAATGTATACAAAGCACATAAAGTCGTTTCAATTGGAACTTCTGAGGTTCGGGTTTCTTGTAATGTTAAAACCTTAGCGGGAATTGACACAACATCACAACCTAATTTGTTCTCTCATGGCGAATATAGCTTTGGCATCATAAATACCTCAGGACGCCCTACTGGCGGTGGAGACTCATTTACTTTCCACAATACAAATGGTATTGCTGGTATAGAGACATCTGCACATGTCTCTAGAATAACTCAATTAAGAGTAGCTTACTAAATTTAGTATAAATAATCAAAAAATCGGACAGACATGCCTGCCATAATTACTGACCAATTTAGAATATTGAATGCAGAGACTTTTTCTAAGTCTATGACTGGAATTGGTACGACCTCTAATTATTATTACACATTTTTGGGTCACCCAAATCCTACTGATGTGCGTGTTGAAGAATATGGATCTGCTACATGGTCAACAGACCCACCAGAACCACTGGATTCTTTTCAGCAAGAAGATAGATATCATGATTCTATGCTCTTTTTAAAGAGAATTGGTGCTAATGATGTTGCTAGAGTTGTAACTAGACAAAATTGGACTGCTGGTACTGTCTATGATATGTACAAACATGATTATGACATAAACAACAAGTCTCCACAACAGGGTGCTTCTACATTATATGAATCTCGTTTTTATATTGTAAATTCTGAATTTAAAGTATATGTCTGTATAAACAATGGTGCAGATCCCGATAATCCTAACGGTAAGAAATCAACTACTGAACCAAACTTTGTAGATACCGTTCCACAAGTTGCAGGCAATGGTTCTGATGGTTATCTTTGGAAATACTTGTATAGTATTCCCCCATCAAGCATCATCAAATTTACAACTGAAAAGTATATGCCACTGCCACTAGTGTGGGGTGATACTGCAACTGCACCTGTTAAAGATGCTGCTGTTCGTGGAAAAATTGAGACAGTTGTTATTAAAGGTAGAGGATCAGGTTACACCATTGATGGTTCAGGTGCCAGTGGAACTGTAGCAAAAGTTCCCATTCTTGGTGATGGTACTGGCGGAGAAGTTTCTATTACCACTGTTAGTGGAGAGGTTACTGAAGTAACTGTTACCGCTGGTGGACAAAATTACACTAGAGGAGTTATTAACTTTAATCTTACTTCTGGTGGTGACAAGAATGTAACTGCTGTCGGTGATGAAGCAGTTTTTGAAGTTGTAATTCCACCAAAAGGTGGACATGGTGCTGATGTATATCGTGAGTTAGGGGCACATAGAGTTATGGTTTACTCTAAGTACGACTCTGATCCAGATTATGTAGTTGGAAATACATTCTCTAGAGTTGGTCTTGTGAAAAACCCAACTGTATATGGAAGTCAGACTGCAATTTTAGATGCAAATCAAGCAACTAATCTTGGAGCACTTAAATTACAACCAGTCGGGACAGGAAATACATTTGATACTATCTATCCAGTTAATGCTGAGATTCGCCAACATGTTGGTGGTGGCAATACTGCTGTTGGATATGTTGCTTCTTGGAATCGCAACACTGGAGTTTTAAAGTATTATCAACCAGTTGGTCTGTCTACAATTGCATCTAATTCTTTCAGACAATTTGATTTTGTGGGAGTAGCAAATACAGTTACGTGTTCAGCGATAACTGGAAATGCTCTTATCCCTGATATTAATTTTAGTGGAGAGAGTATAACAGTAGGTGGAAAAATTAATCAATTGGGTCAAGTATTTTCTTCTGGAAAAGCAAATCCAGATGTAGAAAAGTACTCCGGCGACATCATCTATATAGATAACAGAGCACCAATCACTAGGTCCTCCTCACAAAAAGAAGAAGTAAAAATCGTAGTAGAGTTCTAAGAACATGACCCAGAACACCAATCTAAATGTCTCGCCATATTTTGATGACTTTGATGAGGACAAGAATTATAATAAGGTGCTGTTTAAGCCTGGATTTCCTGTCCAGTCTCGGGAATTAACGACTCTACAATCAATTCTTCAGGGTCAGATTGAAAAGTTTGGACAACACTTCTTTAAAGAAGGGTCCATGGTGATTCCTGGTGGTATATTTTACGATAACCGCTATTTTGCTGTCAGACTTGATCCTAATTTCTTGGGTGTACCTGTCTCTGCTTATCTTTCTGTTCTTAAAGCAGGTAATATTGAGATTCAGGGTGAGACTTCTGGTGTTAAGGCAACTGTTGTCAATTGTGTTACAGCATCAGATTCTGAAGACAACTATGACACTCTCTATATCAAGTATAGTTCTTCTGGAACAGATGGTGCTTCTAGAGAGTTTACAGATGGAGAAAATCTGATTACATTATCAGATATCAATTATTCCAATACTACAATTCCTGCAAATAATCAGTTTGCAAGAACAATTGTTTCTGAGTCCACAAAAACTGGATCCTCTTCCTCAATTAATGAAGGTGTATTTTTTGTTAGAGGATACTTTGTAAAAGTTCCAGCATCCACAGTAATCTTAGATCAATATACAAACACACCTAGTTACAAGGTTGGTCTTCAGATTTCAGAAGATATTATCACTGCTTCTTCTGATAATCAAGATCTTTATGATAATGCCAAAGGATTTAATAACGAAGCAGCACCTGGTGCAGATAGATTTAGAATTACAGCAACTTTAACTAAAAAATCACTCACCGACAATAACGATGCTAACTTTGCAGAGTTACTGCGTGTAGATAATGGTGTTGTAGAAAAAATAGTCAATAAAACTGATTATAATATCTTTAAAGATGAACTTGCAAGAAGAACATATGATGAGTCTGGAGATTATTACATCAAACCATTCTCTGTCGATATTAGAGAGACTCTGAATGATAGAATTGGCAATAATGGTGTTTATCTGCCAAATCAAACAACTCGTAATGGAAACACTCCATCTGATGAGTTATATACTCTTCAGATTTCCTCAGGTAAAGCGTATGTCAGAGGATATGAGATCGATAAAGTCTCTACTTCTGCAATAGATGTTGTAAAACCAAGAACCACAAGAGAAAAAGAAAATATTAGTCTTCCAATTAGAATTGGAAATAATGTTCAGGTAGAAAAT